AAAAGTATCGGCATCGAGGAGATGGCCGCGTACCTCCCGCGCGTGGCTGACATCGTGTGCAAGTTGCGCGGCTACAAGGCGCCCACAGTCACTGAGAAGCGCGTACTGACCTGCGGTGTAGGCATCCTCCCTGACGATGCGTTGATGGTGACGGCGAACGGGCTAGGAGTGCTGAGTGAAGTCGCCGCGTAGGTCGGCTCAGTGGGCCAAGATGGACACCGCCGAACGCGAGCGGGCTACTGCGCTCGCTATCGCCGGGGCGGTGGATGGTATCGCCGCACCGCAGCCGCATCCCCTTGTAGGGCTGTGGGCGCACTCCCTGTCTACCGATGCCGAACACATCGCGGCGGGAGGAAAGTTTCAGTATCAGGTCAAGGTTGTCGCGGTAGTGGGCGAGATTGCGATGTTGCAATTCTACGAGTGGCTAATGGGGGAGGAAACCCAAATACAACCGCGCCCGCTCAGTGAACTACTCGGCGGGGGATGGGTATTCTATTCCACCCACGAGGCATGGCGATTCGCCGCTGACGAGGCGGGGCGCCGACAGGACGCCATTAGCCGCGCGAAGGAATACCGCGCAACGGACTGGCGAAGGGCGCTCAGTGGGATGTGCGAGGTTACGCCCCCATGACCACCGAAGCCTTGACGCACCGATTCAACCTGATGATTTCTCCGCGCCAGATGGCGGCGCTGAAGACCGCGTCGAAAGAGACCGGTGCCCCGGCGAGCGAACTCGTCCGCCGCGCCATCGAGAGGGCACATCCGGCGATTCGCGAATCCGTCGCCCTCGCCAGCGCCGCCCTGCCTGACGGCGATTCGCGGACGACCGCACTTGCCGATCTCGCCGACGCCCTTGCCAGTTGTTTGCCTCCCGCCGACCCGTCTCCATCCACTGATTAGAGGACCAATGCTCAAAACGTATGACAAGAAGGAAGACGTGCCAGAAGCACTCCGCGCGTCGGCGGTGGAAACCAAGGACAGTAAGTGGGTGGTGGAAGAGGACGTGCCCGACGTCACAAAACTGATGACTGCCATCGAGACGGAGCGCGAGCGGGCGAAGACGGCTGAGAAGGCGGCCAAGGCGGCCACGGCTGCGCTCGACGAACTCAAGCGAACGGCGGACGCCAAGGCCAAGGGCATCTCCGAAGAGGAGTTGCAGAAGATTCGCGACGCCGAGGCGGCGGCCAGAAAGCCGATCGAAGACAAACTCGCCGCGACCGAGGCTGAGAACCGGAAGCTCAAACTGACCGACCGCGTGCGCGCGCTCTATCTGGCGAACGGCGGTATGCCCGACCGGGTGGAAGATGCGATGGACCAGCTCGACCGGCGCACGGACCTCGGCGATGAGGGCGGCATCGTCTACAAGGGGAAGGACGGCAAACTGGTCGCGGACTCCACGGAGACGTTTTTCACGAAGTTCAAGGTCGAGAAGCCGTGGCTGTTCAGCGGGGCCGACGGGTCCGGTTCCGGCGCCGAGGGTGCCGGTGGTGGCGGGGAAGGGGTGGCGACGTCCAACCCGGAGTTGCTGGTGAAGCGCCAGCGGGACATTGCGGGCGCGTTCTGATCGGTGTATACTGACGAAACACCGCATAGGTAGCAATGTGCCGCGTGAGGCGACACGCACGACATGGAAGGGCGGGGCGTGATACCCCGCGAGACATAAGCATCAGCAATCACCGGAGGGCGTGAGGCTCCCGATTGATTGTCTCTGGCGTGAGGCCGGAGTGCTGGCACGACGAAGCTCCTACTATGGGGCGCGTCGCCAGCACTCCGGCCTTTTTGTTGTATCTCCCATTTCACTTCTGAGGGCGTATCATGGCACTCGTTACTCGCTCCACCAGTGCGTCGCTGGATGCCTCGACGGGCATGTACGCGCCGCAGATCACCGGCAACCTGTACGCCGGCGAAGCACTCGATGTGGTCGCCGCCTGCTACATCAAGGCGTCCGACGGGCTGGTCTACATGTCGAACGGCACCAACGCTGACGAAGCCGCGACGTTCGACGGATTCACGGCCCGCGCGTGCGCCATTGGCGAGCCGGTGACGCTGTTCGGTCTCGGCACCCGCTTCCGGTACGGTACGGGCCTGACGGTCGGCGCCAACTACTACATCGCGGCCACCAAGGGTCGGCTGGACACGGCGGCGACGACCGGCGGCGTCAACCCGATCGCCCGCGTCCTGCACGGCGGCACGGACATCCGCGTCACGATGGCGACGGAAATGGCGCTGGCAGGCGGCATCAGTGCGAAGGCGGTCACGGCGGGCATGGTCGCCCTGACGAACACGCATGTCCTGGTCGGCGACGCCGGCGGCGCTGCCGCGGACGTGGCGGTGTCTGGCGACGTCACGATGGCCAACACGGGTGCCGTGACGATCGGCGCTGGCAAGGTTACGCTGGCGAACCACGTCGCGGCCTCGGAAGACGGCACGGTGGTGAAGGTCGCTGCCGACGTGAACATCATCGGCGCCATCCCGGTCATCCATCGTATCATGGCGACGGCGCTCACGGGTGACGTGACGGTCGTGCTGACGCACAAGACGCGCATCCTCGACGTGTGGACGAACGCGGTGGGTGCCGGTGGCGCTGGCGATACCATTACGGTCAAAAACGTGGCAACCGCAGTGACCAATGCCATCGACCTGAACGTGGCTGACAAGACCGTCGTGCGTGCGACGACGCTCGACAACGCACAGGTCGAGATCGCGGCGGGCACGAACCTCGTCGTCTCTGGCGCCTCGGCGGTCAATGCCGTCGTCTACATCCTCGGCGTCCGCGTCGCGTAACCATCGCCATCAACCACGAGACCACAGATCATGGCACTCAAGACAGGCACCAACGACATCAGTTCCCTCCTCGCCACCAAGAACCTCTCGGCGGTGGCGTTCGGGATGGACACCATCGCCGCCGTGCTGGCGGCAGACAACGCCAACTACAACGCGATGGTGCAGCAGGCTCTCTCCGACCTCGTTGCACCGACGAGCGACCGGCAGCGCGTCTGCGGTTCCTCGGTCGGCGGCGATATGATGGAAGCCGACGAGTACAGCCGCGTCCCGACGCAGAAGGACGTGCCCAGCTACCTCATGGGCTTCCCGCTGCGGAAGATGCAGTGGGCAACGGGCTGGACGAGCCAGTGGATCAAGAAGGCCACCCCGGCCGACTTCGCGATCAAGCAGCAGGCCGCGCAGGGCGCCGACCTCCGCCGGCTGCGGTACGAGCTGACGAAGGCGCTGTTCACGCCGACCAACTCGACGTTCGTGGACCTGAACGTGGACAAGGCGTCGCTCTCGGTGAAGGCGCTCATCAACGCCGACTCCTCGGCGATCCAGAACGGCCCGAACGGCGAAGTGTTCGACGGGGCGTCGCACACGCACTATAACGCCAGCGCCACGCTGACGGCCGCCGCGATCCAGGCGCTCATCGACGACGTGGTGGAGCACGGGTTCGGTCAGGTGAAGGTGTTCATCAACGTCGCGAACGAGGCCGCCTTCCGGCTCCTCACCGGGTTCGTGGGCTATCTCGACCCGCGCGTGTCGATCAACGCCAACGCGAATCAGGCCGACAAGCAGCGGCTCGACATCACCCGCATGGACAACCGCCCGATCGGCATTTTCGGCGCGGCGGAAGTCTGGGTCAAGCCGTGGATTCCGGCGAACTATGCCGCCGCGGCTGACACGAGCACGGCGCAGAAGCCGCTCGTGATGCGCACGGACAGCCCGGACCTCGGACTGCACATCGAAGCCCAGCTCGATACGCACCCGCTGCACGCGCAGTATTTCGAGCATCAGTACGGGTTCGGGGCTTGGAACCGCCTTGCGGCTGCGGTGCTGGAGTTCGACAACGGCGCCTACGGTGCTCCGACGCTCACGTACTGACCATTGACGCCATAACCGGGGACGCACTCTCCCCGGCGAAGGCGTTCACTCTCGCACCGGAGTATGAATCATGGGCAAGGCATCACGAGACGGCGGCCTGTACTACAACGCGCAGGGGATCGCGGTGGACGCCGAAGGCAAGGCCGTCAAGGACGCGCCGAAGCGTTCCTCCAATACGGTCATCGTCGCGGACAGTGCCGCAGTCAGCACGAACGCACTCATCCAGGAACTCGCGAAGGCGATCCGCACGCCGGCGGAAGTCGCGCGTCAGCCTGACCGCAAGTAAGCGCGGTAGAGGCATCGCACCATGCCAATCGCGATCGACGCAACGGCTGGCGGAGCTGCCAGCAATGGATACAGCACCACCTCGGCGGTGGCCGCCGTCGCGGCCTACCGTCCCGGTGGCGCGGCCTTCATCGCGCTCACTGCGGACCAGCAAGTGCAAGCGGTGGCGACAGTCACGCAGGACATCGACTCGATCGCCAACGCGGCCCCCGGTCAGTACGGCGGGTTCATCGGCGAGAAGGCCACGACAGCGCAGGCGCTCGAATGGCCGCGCACCGGCACGGACTACACGGGGCTGCCGGCACCGCTGGTGGCCGCCACGATCGAGTACGCGATCATCATGGCGCCGCAGGTGTTGGCGGGCACGTACACGCTGGAGGCGGTCTCTGGCCTCGGCAATATCAAGCGAGTCAAGACGGACGTGCTTGAGCGGGAGTATTTTCCCGGCGCGGAGCCAATCGCCGATGTGCTGGCGCGCTTCCCGCGCATCGTGCAAGACCTCCTACGGTCGCTGGTAATCGTGCCAGCGGAGAACGCATGGGGATCGGGCACAGCGGCGAGGGGTTCGTGAGATGAACGCTTCTTCTGCCCCGAAAGGTGGGAGCACGCAATGCCCCATCTGTCGTCGTTTCGCTCATACGAAGGATTGCCCGATGCGCGATCTCATGGCGCTCGAATGGGAAGGCAAGTCGCCGGATGAGCGCGCGGCTGAGGCGCACGCCAAGTGACCGACTATCGCGCCGATCACCGCATGGCGCTGGCCGACCTTTTGGCGGCCGGTGGCCCGCGCACGTTCACGCGGTTCACGCCCGGCTCAGGGTACAATGAGGCGACCGACACGTATGCCGTGCCGCCCGTCACGACCACGATCCCGGGCGGCGGCATCGTCACGTCAGGTGATCCGGAGGAGTACGCTGCGGCTAGCCTCATCGTTTCGACCACTCCCTGTGTGAATTTCACGCCGACGGCGTATCCGCTGAAAGCCTATACGACCGAGTTTGTGATGCCCGGCGATACCATTCCGTTCAACGGCGAGACGTTTACCGTGGTGAAGCTACTCAAGATCGTGGCTCCCGATGGTGGCGTCATCTACTCTAAAATTGCTGTGACGAAATGAGGATTATTGCGAGCGATCCGGCGGATTCACCGTTCTCGCTGGCGGCGCTGTGGTTTCGCCCTGAAATACGGGTCGACGCGAACGACGTCGTTGACGTCTCTGGGATGAAAATCACCATTGATGGTGCGCGGTGTGAGTACGCGGTTGCCGCCGACACCGATGAAGGATGGGCCGACGTGATCGAATGTGCCGCTGACGGGATGCCGATTTACAGTGGCGAGGGCGACGACAGGACGCACACCATCAAGCGCGTCTACGGCAAGGTGGAGTTTCACTACGACGGCAAGGAACTCACCTAATGGGCACGCGCTTCGATCTTGACATGGCGGCGGTCGCAACCGAGTTGCGGGCGGACTTGACGCGCCTGTTCGACGACAGCGTGAATATGGCGGCCGAGTCGATCGTCAACGGGTCGGGGATCACTGGTTCGCCGGGCCAGCCAGTCAAGGATGATGTGTTACGGAAGTCGTGGGTGACGACGAAACTCTCCCCGACTCACGCGACGGTGCTGACGGACAATGAGTATGCCGAGCCCAATGAAACTGGAATCCCGCCCATCGGCATGAAAACGTACAATCTCTTGTCGCCCGTGGGTGGACGCTACAGCATATCCAAAACCGTCGCGGGCTGGGGAAAAATTGTAGATGCCGCGATTGCCAAGCAGGGGCAGGGCGCCATCGGATGGGGAGGGAGCGACTGATGATCGACTCAACGCTCACGAGGGCGGCCCTGCGCGCTCGCGCAGTGCAACTTGTCGTCGCCACTACCGGCTCGATCGCCATGAGCGCGACGGCCACGGGCTACGCGCGCACGCCGGTCGCTGGCTCTGGCACACTGGCCGCCAACGCGGGCGTCGGAACGTTCAGCACGTCGCAGGCGGGCGTGATCGTGAACGGTTCGGTGGTGACTGTGGCGAGCGTGAACTACGTCGTCTCCAACTTCAACGGGACGACCGGATGCACGCTCTCCGGCACTCCGACGTTCACCTCGGCATCGTTCACGTACACGGGTTCCTTCATCGTGGACGGGCTCAAGGCGGGCATGGAGATCGCCCCGTCGGGGTTCGCGGCCAACACGGTCGCGGCGATCACGGCGGTGACGGCTCGCACGGTAACGACCGCGGCTCGCACGGTAGAAGCCACCGCCAGCGGGCGCACGTTGCTCGTCGGGTTGCCCGCACTGGTCGCTTGGGAGAACGAGGACATCACGGTCCAGCGGATCGCTGGCCGTCCGTACATGACCGCAGAGTACAGCCCATCGACGCACAGCATGAGCCTGTTCCCGGCCCGAGGCTCGCACGCCGACGAAACCGGCATGTACGTGTTGAAAATCTTCGGCATCAGCGGCGTCGGCCCTGACCACATCGACAAGTACATCAACGGGCTGCGCGCCTTGTTCGCCCCTGGCACGCAACTGACCTCCGGCGTGAATACGGTGCGCATCAGGACCGACGTCGCGCCATCACCCGGCCCACTCATTCCGCAAGAAGGCGGGTGGACGGTTTGTATGCTTCCGATCCACTGGTCCGCCCGCAGCATCAATACGATCGTCGCATGAGACAGCCAGCCGCGAGGTTCATCGGGGAACCGTGCAAGAAATACGGGCACACTGAGAGATATGTGTCCAACCGCTCGTGCGTGGCGTGCGCAGAGATGCAGGGTTCTGAGTGGGTGGCGAAGAATACCGCCAGAAAGCGGGCTGCTTGCAAGCGGTGGAATGAAGAGAATCGAGAAAAAAGTAGGGAGTACACGAGAAATTGGGCCGAAGGGAACCGTGAACACGTTCACGCATATTCTCGTGCATACCATAAGGCGAATGCCGAAAGGGAGCGAGGCAGTGCGCGCGTTTACAGCATTATGTATCCAGAGCGCATAACGGAACGTGGTCGCCGTTGGCTTGAGAGGCACCCTGAAGTCGCTAAGGCGAGAACAGCACGTAGGCGTGCGCTAAAGAGGAAGGCTGCGATCGGGTGCAGAAAGGAATACGCTAGCTTTGTCCGATGGGTAAGAACGGAACCCGTGATTGAATGCCATTACTGCCACATTGCCACTGATGTTGGACATCGCCATATGGATCACTATATCCCGCTAGCGAAAGGCGGTGCCGATGCAGTAGAAAATCTTCGCGTGTCGTGCGTCTCATGTAACCAGAAAAAGCACGTAATGATGCCCGATGAATTCATGAAGCGGTTTGCCTAACACAAACAGGAGATGCCGATATGTCGAACGTTCAAGACTTGGCAACGATAGAAGTTCACTTCAAGAAGCAGAGTGCCCTCGGCAGTGCCGCCGCTGGTGCTGGCGGCTCCGGCATCGAAGTGCTGCCCTCGACGGGGCTCGCCTCGCAGATTGCGTCGATCGAAGACGCGATGATCCACAAGAGCCGGATGCGCCGGCGCGCTCGGCACGGCATGGAAAGCGTGACGGCTGCCTACGAGACGCAGCTCTCGGTCGGTTCAACCGGCGCCGAGATCGAGGAGATCGTGGCGGCGGTACTAGGCTGTACGGCAGTCGCCGAGCAGAGCTTCAGTGAAGCCGATTGGGGCGCCGTCGCGATCACGGGCACGGGGGTCACGGCGACGTTTGCCTCTGGCACGCTCCGCACCGACGGCATCGTGGCGGGCAACTTCATCCGGTTCACGAACCTCAGCGTGACGGGGAACAACGGCAAGTGGGTGCCGATCATCGACGTGCCGAGTGAAGGCGTTCTGACGTTCGCACCCGGCTACCTCTTGGACAACACGTCGGACGTGGCGTACACCGTCGAGATCGCCAAGTCGTACAAGACGCCGACGACCTACGTGAACACGTATTACTCGCTTGAGGAGTACCTGCCCGAACTGACCGTGCCCTCCTCGAAGTACGGCACGGACTGTCGTTTCAACTCGCTCAACTTCGACATTTCGGCTGGCTCGTATGTCAAGGTCGGGTTCGGCGCCGGTGGCCGCGAACAGACGATGGTGGCGGGTCCAGTCCTGACGGGTGCGGTCTACAAGCCCGGCAACTCGCTGATCCTGCTCGATGGCGGCCTGTTCGTGAACGGGATCAAGCGCACCGACCTGACGAGCATGAAGTTCGGGCTCGCCGCGCCGGTCACGGGACTGGCGGTGATCGGCACGAGCATTTCGCCGGACGTGTTCCTCGGCCAGTTCGCCTTCACGGGCGACTTTACGGGCGCCATGATCGACGACACCGAGTTCCAGGCGTTCAAGGACGAGGACGACATCGCGATCCTGCTCCACTGCAAGGACAAGGAAACCGAGGCGTTCGTCGGCATCTACGTCGGCTACACGTCGTATGCGGGTTACTCGTCGCCGGCTGGCGGCGAGGGGGCGGCATTGCAGACGATTCCGCTGTACGGTGGCGAGGACACGCGGGGCGCTGGCTTTGCAGCCACCACGATGCTTTTCTCGGTCTCGCCGGACTGACCGATCGGAGGACCGTAGGACTTGCGCCGCACTCGCGCAGGGCAGGATGAGGATCATTCGATGTCCGGTGTTCACGAGCCGCTGCACAGGTCAGCGTGCGAGTGGGAGGAGTGCCTTTGGGGCACCGGGCGTCACTCTACTGGAGCACTCCAATGGCGAACGGATTTGACATCGACGTGAAGGCGAAGGCACTGGAAGTCGAGGACGAAGGGATCGTCGTCGAGATTCTGGACGAGGCGGGCGACCCGGCGTTCGACGCAGAGGGGAACCCGGTCACGGTCACGGTGG